GCCTTTGGGAAGATGCTTTAAGATTTCCGGCATAAGGTCAGTTTTATTACCTGCCCATTTCAGGATGGTGCTCATACAGCCCCCGTGTAATGCTTACTTTTCAGCTCTGTAACTTCCTGACAGGTGACGCACAGCTCAACGCCAGGCACGGCGATTCGGCGCGCTTCCGGGATGGATTCGCCGCATGATGCGCACAGGAAAAGGGAAACCGCAGCGCTGCGGCTGCGGGCATTGAGAATCAGGCGCTCGCGTTCTTCATGTTCGCGTTGCTGGGCCAGATCGACAGAGTCAGCCATCAGTGCGCCTCCGCCGGTTTTACGCAGCGACTAACCATGCTGTCGCTTAAATACAAATCGCCAATATCATCCGGGCCGGTGCAGCCAACAAAATCATCAACGATAAAAACGCTTACCCCTTTAGCCAGGCGCTCAATAAATTCAGCGCTATAAACGCTGTCCGAGCCGAGTGGGGTCACCAGAACACGCTGGCCGGGAATCAGTTGTACGTTATGCATCAGTGGATCTCCTGCGCTTCGTTCTGGATTTTCACGGCCTCATCGCGCAGCAGCTCTGCGGCCTCTGCATAGGTGAGCTGGCGGGAGGTGATGCGAGTAGCCAGCGTGTCCAGACGCGCGGCCATAGCCTCAGCACGGCCACGTCGTTCTTCTTTGCGCGCCTCTGTGAGCAAATAATTAAGGCCCGCATCATCAGGCCCGGTTTTGGTTTTACGTGTTTCTGTATTTCGCATTTTCATTTCTCCAGAATTTGGGCAAAAAAATGCCCGGCGGGTTTACGCCATTAATTTGTTTAGGGATTAATTACTCAGGTATTACACATTCATGCAGTGAAAACCGTCGGGGTAATATTTCTCCCCAGCGGGCAATCTCATTCATTGCCTTGATTATTAACAACCGACGGGCGCGGTCGAAATATTCAAAGGGTTGTCCGACTTCATCCTGTCGGAAGGTTCCTGGCTCGCGCCGGTTAGCCAGCGTCATAACAACAAACTTAAAATCATCATTCAGCTTGTTGAAATTACGCAGGGCACGATTTTCAGTCGCTTTTAATTTCTGATGGAAGTGCGCGAAACACTCCTCGCCCGTCATTTTTTCCGGGCCGTTAAAATCAGTATTATTAAATTGCATCGCACCCGTTTTAATTGGCGCGGATATAGTATTTTTGTTCATATCGCATCCAGAAAAAGCGCAAAACCCGACGGCTAATTGATACCTTAGCCCCACTGTGTAATTCATTTAATAATGCTGACTGGTCGCGGCTTGGGTGCCAGCGCTTGCCATCCTTACCCACAATCCAGCCGTTGCCGAAATGCATTGATGGACTCTGACGAATCAGCAGCGAAGCAATTGACGGGCCGTTATCCATTGCCATTCCCTCACATCAGACCAAAGGAAGCACCGAGACCGGTCATGGTATCGACTGCGCTGGACATTGCCGGGTTAGCCTGGATACGTGCGTGGATCGCCAGCGCTGACAGGGAAAGCATACGGATGCCGGAATTAACCCGTTCAACCATTTTAAGACGGCGGGCCGGTGTGAAGCCCTCACCGGACACCGCCCCGGTCGCCAGTTCACCCAGGTCACCCATAGCGCGCATAACATAAGTCTGTAGTTTTTCGCTGGCCAACTCATTAACCGGCACACACGGTAAACAATGAATCTGGGCCAAAAAACCATCAACAAGGGTTGAGTCCTCAGTAAGATCAGTTAATACCCAAATTTCACGCGGCGTTAGCTGATGCGGTTGCTCAGGGTTCAGCTTGTTGTAAAGGGTGTGCGGTTTAATACCTGCTTTTTTTGCTATCTCAACAACGTTATGAGCGGCCGCAAACTTTCGACAGGCATCATTGAAATGACCATGTGAGGAAACGCGAAAATCTAACATGTTGCATCCTTACAATTCACATATAGTGAATTACGCGCCGATTACGAGCTGAAAACGTGAATGACCTAATACCTTACGCATTTGTTCCTCTTTCCAGCGGGCGTAGTAGATACGAACTTGACCGCCAGCACGTTTACAGCCCTTACGGATAACGCGAGGTTCGATAGGTAAACGCGGGTTATCTCCGGTAGTCCAGCGGCGCGCGGTGCGATATGACACCCCCTCAAGTTCTGCAAACTGTTGCAGGGTGACGATGGGTGCAGGCACTTTGATGATTGCGATTTCAGAAGCCATGTTGCATGATTCCCTATTTGCCAAAGATTGCAATTAAAGGGCCACCGTTTGCCAACATAGGGCCATCAATTGCGTAGGTTTAGCCAAAATATACTTCCCAATTGAGAAGTAGTAAATAGGTTTTGTCGATATGAGAATAGATTCTTTAGGATGGAGCAACGTTGATGTACTGGATCGCATCTGCGAGGCTTACGGGTTTTCACAGAAAATTCAGCTAGCTAACCATTTCGATATTGCATCGAGCTCCCTCTCTAACAGATATACCCGAGGCGCTATTTCGTATGACTTTGCGGCACACTGCGCTCTTGAAACAGGGGCCAATCTGCAGTGGTTACTTACAGGAGAAGGGCAACCGTTCACATCTTCTGCGTCAGCCGAGGACACAATGAGCATTGAGTCATTCACATTAAGTGAAGAAATACTCAAAAGTGATGGTTCTATTACAGTCGACGCTCATTTTTTCACAAAGCCGCTTACAGATGCGATGGCTATAAGAACAGAAGGAAAACTCCATTTCATTGATAAGCAGGCCTCACTCTCTGATGGCCTTTGGCTGGTCGACATAGAGGGTGGAATTAGTATTCGAGAGCTAACAAAACTCCCGGGTAGAAAATTGCACGTTACTGGTGGAAAGGTTCCTTTTGAGTGCGGCATTGATGACATAAAGACGCTGGGTAGAGTGGTAGGTGTGTACAGCGAGGTTAATTGATGACTGTCCGTAAAAACCCTGCTGGAGGTTGGATTTGCGAGCTTTATCCTAACGGGGCAAAAGGCAAACGCATCAGAAAAAAATTCGCCACCAAAGGTGAGGCGCTGGCCTTTGAACAATACACCGTACAAAATCCGTGGCAGGAGGAAAAGGAAGACAGGCGAACGCTAAAAGAATTGGTCGACGCATGGTATAGCGCTCATGGCATTACCCTGAGAGACGGACTAAAGCGTCAGCTAGCTATGCACCATGCCTTTGAGTGTATGGGCGAACCACTCGCACGCGATTTCGATGCCCAGATGTTTTCCCGCTACCGGGAAAAGCGGCTAAAGGGTGAGCATGCCCGGTCAAATAGGGTTAAAGAGGTTTCCCCCCGCACGCTTAATCTTGAACTCGCTTACTTCCGCGCGGTGTTCAATGAGTTAAATCGCCTTGGAGAATGGAAGGGTGAAAATCCGCTAAAAAATATGCGCCCTTTCCGTACTGAAGAAATGGAAATGGCATGGTTAACTCACGACCAAATTACGCAACTGCTCGGAGAGTGCAAACGCCATGACCACCCTGATTTAGAAACAGTGGTGAGAATCTGCCTCGCCACTGGCGCCCGATGGTCAGAAGCTGAGAGCCTGAAAAAAAGCCAGCTCGCGAAATACAAAATCACGTACACCAACACAAAAGGCAGAAAAAACCGCACAGTTCCCATCAGTAAAGAGCTTTATGACTCCCTACCTGAAGACAAAAAAGGCCGACTGTTTAGTGATTGTTATGGGGCGTTTAGGTCTGCTCTGGAAAGGACAGGCATCGAATTACCGGCCGGGCAACTTACCCACGTTTTACGGCATACCTTCGCCAGCCATTTTATGATGAATGGTGGTAATATTCTGGTCTTGCAGCGCGTGCTTGGTCATACCGACATAAAAATGACGATGCGATATGCGCACTTTGCCCCTGACCATTTAGAGGATGCTGTTAAACTTAATCCACTGGCGATGAGTGGCGATAAAGTGGCGGTAGAAATGGCTCAAACTGGCCCTTAG